TAGTCAAGACATTAAACGGTGGTACAGGAGCATAATAAATGGCTGATATTAGAATATCACAATTAACCGAACTTGACGCTGCACCATCGGACAGTGATGTATTGGTCATTAATGATGTGAGTGTATCGTCAACTAAAAATATTACAGTAGCAAATTTTCTAAGTGGAATTGCACGAAACATTACGGATTCAGATGCTGGATGTGTTGTTGAAGGTGAACTCACCGTAAACAACGGGTTGAGTGTTGGTGGTACACTTGACGTGACTACTGCAAATATCGACACGATTGACACATCCGCAAACCTCTTGACCATTGGTACTGGACTCGGCACTAATGACACCTTGAAGGTGGGTCAGATTGATATCAACCAGATGGGTAACCTAGATGGTTCGGGTATCACATTGGTCTCTAACCTGAGAGCCGATGATGATAAGGAATTCCGTGTGGGTGATGCTGGTGACGGCAAATTCTACCACGACGGATCTAATACCTACCTAGAAGAAGGTGGAACTGGTTCACTGTTCCTTCAATCCAATGGCGCGGGCGTCTTTATTCGTAATAAGACCAACGAGTTAAATTTCATTGGTTGTCAAACCGGAGACGGACAAACTCGACTATATTACAATGGTGGTGGAACCGCTGACCAAAAATTAAACACTAGAAATGCTGGTGTTACTGTAACTGGCGAAATGCAAAGTGACGAATTACAGGTGTTATCCCCAACAGTACCAACATCATCTACGGATGCAACGGGCGGGGTTGGACAAATTGCGTGGGATGCAAACTACATATACGTATGTGTGAGTTCGACAGGTGATAGATGGAAACGCCTTGCCAATCCGTTATCAACCTTCTAATTGGTATTATAGATGCATAATAATTTTTTGGACAAAAGACGTAGAAATCTACGTTTACAACCTGATCAGGTAGAACTTGTTTTACCGGAACACTTCGCTGCGTCTTATCCAAAATTCGTTAGTCTTCTCAAGTTCTATTATGATTTTCAGAATGAAGAGAAAGCAACCGAACTGTTAAATCATCTCTTTGCAGCACGGGATATTACCGAAACAGATATAGAATTACTTTCGTACATTGAGGATGAGTTACTTTTGGGTGACGCATACTTCGAAAGTTTCGCAACTGGTGAAGCACAGAAGCGTGCCGCTGCAAACTTCTCAAATACTCTATTTCGTTCAAAGGGAACACCATTTGCAATTCAGTGGTTTTTCCGTTCGTTCTACGGTCTTGATGCTGAAGTAACAGAAACCAAAAATAATGTGTTTATTGTTGGTGAACAAGAATCAACAATAGGTACCAACTCTCTCAAGTATATCACAGATGATAAACTTTATCAAACATTTGCGTATCTAATTCGTACAGAAATTCCTATTTCTAAATGGGGTGAACTATTTAAACTGTTCGTGCATCCCGCAGGAATGTATCTTGGTGCCTCATTGTTGGTAGAAGATGAAGTTTTAGATCGTCTCTTTACCGAAGATTCGGATGTGACAATTAGCACAAGAACTTCTCCCACGTGGGCAACGACGGTTTCACCCTCATCATCGGCGTCAGAAGGTACAGATTTCACAATCACACTAACTGGTACTAATGCACTAGACACTCAATATCGATACTATCTGGATACAGAAAATTCAACATCTGTGGACGATTTCGACATTAGTGGAACATTCCCCGATTCAACAAATAAACAAGAGTTTTTGTTGTCGGGTGGAACCGCTGATGTTGTCATACCAACATCAATAGATTTCGATGAAGGTGAAGGGACGGAAACGTTTTCAATATATTTTGAAGACCAAGAAGGACGTGCTCTTGCAAACACTCAAATAAGTCTTACTGATATTGTATCAACCTACACGTTGACTGCAAGTGACACTAATCCAAATGAAGGTGATATAGTCACAGTTGATGTTGCCGGAACCAATGTTCCAAACGACGGAAACACTACACTATATTGGTGGATCGATCCAACTTCAATAGGTGATTCAAACTTTGTTTATCCAAATCCATATCCTCGGCAGTCAAGTGCATCACCGGTGGTTCTTACATCTAGCAATGGAACAATTGAATTTAGGACAAGGGTTGACAACGATGGTAGTGGACATATTTTTGATTTAAAACTTCAAACAGAACCAACGGGTGGAATTCAAAAGGCGACACAAGCATTTACTGTGAGTGACGTGATACCAACGTTCAAATTTGGTAGTCCTACCGCAGCGGATAATGTTTTTGATAACCGTGACATTCTGGTGACCGAAGGGGATGATATTACTGTAAGACTACAGATTGACTCTACCACTATTGGCGAGACCGTGCGGTATGACATCTTTACTAGTGACACAAGAATTCAAACAACCAGTGGTGAATTTGTCACCACAGACATTGACGAAATATACACGCTTTCCGGCACATTAACTACAGATGTCTATGACAGTGTCTCCAGTACATATCAATTAAGAACATTGTCTGTCTCTGATTCTGATGGTTATTTTAATCCCATTATATCTGACACTAAGGTATTGAAACTAGGAAGTCTATCCCCCACGTTTAGTGTTTCGCCAGATCAAACGGGTCTGGGTGAAGGGGATACTGTTCGATTCGATATTACCGGAACTAACATTCAAGACGGAAACTCTGCGAAGTACTATATCAGTCATGGAACGACAGATGATGCAGACTTCTCTGTTGCACCACCTACATCTGTAGGCACTGCACAGAATCTTAATTTTACTGATGACTCCGCAAATGTGTCATTTACTTTCGCATCTAACACTGATACGGACGATGCTGCAAACGAAGACTTTACTTTAAAAATTATAGATCTGGATGATGTTGAAGTTGCTTCTATTTCGTATACCATTTTGGGTGCTAACACTTACTCAATCACTACGCCTGCGGGTGTTGATGAAAATAATGCTTCTGTAGTCGCTACATTTACCACAGACGATGATGATGGCACTTACTACTATTACGTAGAAGGAACCAATATCACTTCTGATGATTTTATCTCTGGTTATGCAAGTAGTGGAGCGAGAGGAACATTCACTGTATCAAGTGGAGAAGGCGACATTGAAGTTGTTACCAAAGCAGATTTAAGACGTGAACTAAACCCTGAAAACTTCAAAATATATGTTTCTGCGGATGCGTCTTCAGGCGTTCTTACATCAACAGGCGATATCGCTATCTCAGACACTTCATTGCCAAGTTACACAGTGACTATGTCTGATATTACCGAAGGTCAAGCTCTGAATGCGATTGTTTCAAGTAATTCACCGATTGCAGAAAGCATTTACGTTAATTTCAAAACAATATCGGGCGATTCAGTAGGGTTTGGTGATGATACCCCCTTACCTCAAAACGTAAGTTCTGCATTAGGGTCAAAAAGTTTTGTGACAACGACTCCGGTTACGAGTGTTGCCGAGGGTGATCGAACAGTACAGGCTACTGCACATGTTAATAGTTACACCGGTGTATTGGTGGGAACTGCTACTGCAACTGTTTCTGATGCCGCTCCCTCATATACCTTAACAACCAACAAGACGAGCGATTCTGCAAATGAGGGTGACACGATTCAGTTTACCTTTGGTGGTTCAAACGTACCGTCTGATACGTACTACTATAGACTTTCTGATATTAAACCAAAACTTTACGGAACTAATGTACAAACGAATGCGATTGAAAATAGTAACATTTATTTAACCGCATCCATCACAGATCTTTCAAATCTTTCGACCGGAATGGAAGTTCGTGGATTCGATATTGAAAATTATTTTGACAGTGAAGCAACCATCTCAGTTATCTCAGACGTTTCAAGTGGATATGATCTGATACAAATGTCAGAAAATGCTTCAGGAACTCTTGTTTACACTGCACCAAAACTGGCATATTTTGCATTACCTCAAGTGTGGGAAGACTTTGTTGGTTCTGGTTTAGGTGGTAGTGGAGCACCTTATGGTAGTTTTAGTTACACTTCTGGTTCAACTGCGACGTTCAATTTGAGTGTTGCGGATACGCCCGATGTTGTAGATCCAGCGACAACGACTTATGTAATGGAAGTTGCAACAGCACCGTCAGGTTCTGCTTTAGTGAACCGATCATTTACAATTTATGATGGCGACGAAGATCCAACTCCAAATGTTCAACGTGGTAATTTGACAGATCCGGATAGTTTTAGTTCTCAGACTAGAGGTGTTGATGCATTTTGTACAATCACATTTAAATCCAACGCTGAGATTGAAACTGAAACGGAATTTCTTGTTGGAGGTTCTACAGTAACCGATCAGGGGGATTGGGTCGATGACACTGGAGTCAATTTCACCAACTCTGAATTTGAAATAACTGCAACTCTAGTATCTTCTACTGGTAGTTCAGGAGATGTTGTTGGTGACTTTGGTGTAGATGCGACATTAAATACGAATCAGGTTTGGTATGTTGTTGCAGATTTACCAAGCACTGAAGGATCTACAAACATCTTTTCAGCAGAGATTGAGTTTACTATTCGTGAAATTGCAAATCCGTCCGTAAATACAACTACATTTACTGTGGATTTGACTTCGAGTTCGTATCTGCCACCTGAAAGAGATTTCTGATAATGATTGATGATAAAAAGAATATTAGGGACGACTATGAAACATCTCGTGATACCTATCTCGAATTAATGGAGACAGGTAAACGTGGGTTAGATCTTATGGTCGAGGTTGCACGAGAGTCTGAACACCCCCGTGCGTTTGAGGTATTGTCTGGTATGATCAAGAACGTCGCTGACGTAACTGATAAACTCATGGATCTAAATAAGAAGAACAAGGAGATCCTCGCAGAACCCAAGGCGGAAACAGAGGTCACCAACAACAATGTGTTTATTGGAAGCACTACCGATCTTCAACGGTTGCTTCATAGTGAAGAGAAAGATATAACTCCAGATGACTAATCATTATATGGGGAACCCCAATGTCAAGGGTGACGGGGTTCAACAGCAGTGGACAGAACACGATGTCAAAGAATATGCAAAGTGTATGCGAGATCCTGCTTACTTTGCACGGACATACATTAAGATTATATCACTCGATAGTGGTCTTGTCAACTTTAATTTATACCCGTATCAGGAAAAAATGTTCGATCATTTTAACGACAATCGTTTCTCGATCGTACTCGCCTGTCGACAGAGTGGTAAAAGTATTTCGTCCGTTGTTTTTCTGCTTTGGTATGCTATATTTCATCCTGAAAAGACTATCGCCGTCCTCGCTAACAAAGGGGCTACGGCGCGTGAAATGCTCTCCAGAGTCACCTTGGCACTTGAAAACTTACCTTTTTTTCTACAACCTGGCTGTCGAGCACTCAACAAGGGTTCTATTGAGTTTAGTAATAATAGTCGCATTATTGCTTCTGCCACTAGTGGTTCTTCTATACGGGGTATGTCTGTTAACCTGCTTTTTCTTGACGAGTTTGCTTTTGTTGAGCGAGCATCTGAGTTCTATACTTCCACCTATCCCGTTGTCTCTGCGGGTAAAGATACGAAGGTTATCATTACGTCTACGGCAAATGGTATCGGGAATACGTTCCACAAGATCTGGGAAGGCGCAGTACAACAAACGAATGAATATAAAGCGTTTACAGTAAACTGGTGGGATGTGCCGGGCCGTGATGAGGAATGGAAAAAACAAACCATTTCGAATACGAGTCAATTACAGTTCGACCAAGAATTCGGAAACACATTCTTTGGTACAGGCGATACACTGATAAACGCAGAGACGTTATTAAACTTCCGTGCATCCCCCCCTAAAAAAGTTCTGGAAGGTGGAGACCTCAAGGTCTACGATGAAACGCAACCCAAACACGATTACATAATGACTGTCGATGTAGCGAAGGGTCGAGGGTTGGACTATAGCACCTTTTCGGTGATTGATGTTACTACACGCCCGTTTAAACAGGTCGCAGTGTATCGGAACAATCGTATCTCTCCAATACTCTTCCCAGATATTATATATAAGATTGCGAAAGCCTACAACAACGCATATGTGATAATCGAGTCAAATGATGCAGGACAAGTTGTGTGCAATGGTCTGTATCACGATTTTGAATATGAAAACATTCATCTAGAATCGTCTATCAAGAAGAACGCCATTGGTATCGAGATGAACCGAAAGGTCAAACGCCTTGGTTGTTCTGGTATCAAAGATCTACTCGAAGAGAACAAATTGTTGGTGGTAGACGAAGAAACGATTCTTGAGATTTCGACGTTTGTCGCAAAGGGACAGTCTTATGAGGCGAGTGACGGAAACCACGATGACCTCATGATGAATCTAGTGATGTTTGGTTTCTTTATATCAACTCAACATTTCTCTGACATGACTGACGTGAATATCAAAAAGATGATGTTTGAACAACAGATGGCAGAAATAGAAAACGACATGATACCGTTTGGTTTCATCGACAATGGAGATGACATCATCGATGAAATTGAAGCAAGGGAAGAGATGAAGAACAGGGGATGGCAGATACCTTGGGATCACAACTTAGAAATGTATTAATTATAAATAAATGCATTGAAGAAATTTACCGTATTATGTCACTTATCATAACTCAAACGAATAAAAGGATACGATTATGGCTCTTTTAAAGTCCGAATCCCCAAACGTTCAAATCAGAGAGGTCGATCTATCCGGTACTTTGCCGTCGGTAACTTCTTCTACTGGTGCGTTTGTTGGAAACTTTGCTTGGGGCCCCATCAATGAACCAATTCTTGTCGGCAACGAAGCAGAATTGATTTCAAACTTTGGAGCACCCGATCTTAATGACAGTATATCGTCAATCGATTACTTGTCAGCTAATCAATTTCTGAAATATTCATCTAATACCTATGTTGTACGTGGATCTGCGAACTCTGCACGAAATGCTGTATCTGATGGTGGTACTGCTGTACTGATCGAAAATCGTGACGATTTTGACGCAGGCACATGGACTGGCGAGTTTTTCGCAAAGTATGCAGGTGCTGCCGGTAATGCACTGAAGATTTCTATGTGTGTTGCTGATTCTGCATCTTCTACAGAGTTTGCAAGTTGGGACTATGCAGATCGATTCGATGCAGCTCCTGGCACTTCTGATTACGTTGCACAACGTTCAGCAGATAGTTCAGTTGCACTCGACGAAGTTCACGTAGTTGTTCTCGATGCAGACGGAACTTTCACAGGTAATAGAAATGGTGTTTTGGAAACATTCCCCAATCTTTCACTTGCTACAGACGCTCGTACAGATGATGGTCGAAAGAACTACATCTTAGATGCGTTGACAGAGAGATCACAGTACATTTACGGTAATGGTCATCCATCAATCGGTGCTATTTCTACAACTGGTGTGACTGCTGCAAACTTCGTAGCTGCAACTCACGGTGGTGGTAATGCTGACGGGGTCAGGACAGAAACCAATGATTTTGGTAGTGGTGTCAATCCTGTTGATTTGACTACTGCTGAATATGACACTGGTTTTGCACTGTTCGAAGATGAAAATACTATTCAGGTAGATTTTCTCATTGCTCCCGGCTTGGTGGCCGCGAATGACCAACAGACAGTGGTAAATGATCTAGTCGCAATCGCAGAAGGTCGTAAAGACTGTGTTGTAATCGCGTCACCAGACCGAACATCGGTTGTTGGTCAAGCGACTCCTACCACATCGATTACTACATTTGCGAGTGGTCTCACTAAGTCATCATACTTGATTGTTGACAATAACTACCTCAAGGTGTATGATAAGTACAACGACAAGTACGAGTTCATTCCTGCCGCTTCATCAACTGCGGGTCTGATGGCAAATACCGACGATGTTGCTGCTCCTTGGTACTCACCAGCGGGTGGACGACGTGGTCGATACTTGGGTGTTTCATCTCTTGCATGGAATCCAACCAAGTCACAACGAGACACACTGTACAAGGCAGACGTTAACCCAATCGTCAACCTGCCTGGTCAAGGTGTGATTCTCTATGGGGATAAGACTTTCTTAGGTAAGCCTTCAGCATTCAACCGAATCAACGTTCGACGACTATTCGTGGTCATGGAACGTGCGATCAAGGGTGCTGCACAAAACGTTCTTTTCGAATTCAACGATGAGTTTTCTCGTGCAGAGTTCGTAGGAATTATCGAACCCTTCCTTCGTGATATTCAGGGGCGTCGAGGTATTTCGGATTTCCGTGTTGTGTGTGATGAATCAAACAACACTCCGGATGTCATCGATGCAAATTCATTCGTCGCGTCCGTCTTCGTTAAGCCTGCACGGTCTGTCAACTTCGTTCAATTGAACTTTGTTGCGGTTCGAACTGGTGTAGACTTCGAAGAAGTGCTCGGTGTAGTATAAGGAGATAGAAAATGGCAATTTTAGGAGTAGATGACTTTAAGGCAAGGTTGAAGGGCGGTGGTGCTCGTGCTAACCTTTTCAAAGTCACATTAAACTTCCCCGCTGCCGCGGGCGCTGGTTCAGATGTCATCGAAAAGGCATCTTTTCTCTGCAAAACTGCACAGTTGCCCGGCTCGACGGTGGGTTCTTTCGATGTAAATTTCCGTGGACGTGTTTTAAAACTGCCTGCAGAAAGAACATTCGATAACTGGTCAATCACTATCCTGAACGATACGGATTTTGCAATTCGTAACGCAATGGAAAGATGGTCTAATTCAATTGCAGGACATGCATTCAACACTGGAACACTTGACCCCGCATCTTACCAACAAGATCTGATTATAGAACAATTGGATCGTGATGGTACAAGTGACGAAGGTAAAGTGATCAAGCGTATCAACATCGTTGGTGCATACCCCGCAACTATTAGTCCTATCGAGTTGAGTTATGATACAACTGGTGAAATTGAGACATTTGATGTAGAATGGGCATATCAGTACTGGACAGATCTAGGTGCTGACGATGCTCCAACCACCGACCAGAAGCCAGGTCGAGGTTAATAACGTTTAAAACGTCTCTAAATAAAGGGGAACCTTCGGGTTCCCCAATTTTTAAATTTAGGAAACAGTATGGCGGAAGATAACGGTAACGTTTTAAAACTATTTGGTTTTGAGATTAAGAGAGCAGGCAAGAAAGAAACCGGTTCTCAAAAACTCGCATCACCAGTAATACCTACAGATCCGGACGGTGCAGGATATACCTCAGCACAGGCGGGTTACTATGGTCAATATATTAATCTAGAAGGTGATCAGGCAAAAGACAATCACCAATTGATCATGCGTTATCGAGGGGTTGCTCAACATCCCGAAGTCGATATGGCAATCGAAGAGATTGTTAATGAAGCAGTCGTTGCATCCGAATTGGAATCATCGGTCGAGATTTCTCTTGATGAGATTGAAGCTCCCGATAAGATCAAGGATGTTATTCGACAAGAATTCGAAAGTATTGTGTCTATGTTAAAGTTCAACGATATGGGACATGATATATTCCGTTCATGGTATGTGGACGGTCGTGTAGTGCATCATTTACTCGTGAACGAATCAAACCTCAAGGCAGGTATTCAAGAGATTCGTCACATTGATGCGGCACGTATTCGCAAAGTCAAAGAAGTCAAGTACAAAAAAGACCCCAAAACTAATGTCAAGATTGTAGATAAAATAGAAGAATTCTATATCTACGACGAAAAGCCCGGTCAATCTACTAGTTCGGTAAAAATTTCTACTGATGCGATTAGTTATATCACATCGGGTGTACTTGACGAATCCAAAAAGAAAGTATTGTCACACCTACACAAGGCACTGAAACCCATCAACCAATTGCGTATGATGGAAGACAGTCTTGTGATCTATCGTCTTGCACGTGCACCAGAACGTCGTATTTTCTATATCGACGTAGGTAACTTGCCACGTGGTAAGGCAGATCAGTACATGAAAGACATCATGACCAAATATCGTAACAAGTTGGTCTATGATGCAAATACCGGTCAACTCAAAGATGACCGCAAGCATATGTCTATGCTTGAAGACTTCTGGTTACCCCGTCGTGAGGGTGGTCGAGGTACAGAGATTTCAACACTGCCAGGCGGCGATAACCTTGGACAGATTGATGATATAATTTATTTTCAAAAGAGATTGTATCGATCACTCAATGTTCCGGTGAATCGTCTTGAACAGGAGGCGCAGTTCTCGCTCGGTCGTTCTACTGAAATTTCACGAGACGAAGTGAAGTTCCAGAAGTTTGTAGACCGACTGCGCCGTCGTTTTGCAATGATGTTCTTAGGTATTTTGCGTAAGCAATTAGTACTAAAACAAATCATCACCGAACAAGATTGGGAAGAATGGAAAGACGACATCTATATTGACTATGTGAAGGATAATCACTTCACAGAACTCAAAGAGATGGAAATCTACCGTGAACGTGCGGGTCTTCTCAATGAGATGGTTGGATTTGTTGGAGAGTATATCTCTAAAGAATGGGCAATGCGTAATATTCTTCGTTTATCTGACGACGACATTGATCAAATGCGTAAAGAAATTGATGGTGAAATCAAGTCGGGTGAAGTAGACGATCCAGACGAAGAACCTGAAGAGAAAGCACCACAAGAACAGAAACCGGTTCCCGTTCAGGTAGTGCCTGAAAAACCCAAAGAAGA